GCTGCAGTTGCAGTTCTAGACAGACCACCAATCATATGGATGAGACCGAAGCCATAGAAACCTAGTCCAGGTAAAAATTTAAAATGAACAAAGTAATCTATTTTCTTTTTGTTCGGATCTCCAATTTCGTAATTTCTTCTAATTGATAAAACTTTTCTTGTGGCTAACTCTACAGTCACGATGTATGGAATTTTAATCCCTGATGGCTGACCCTGATTATCAGTGTGTTCAAAGCCTTCAAGATCTAAATCAACGTGGCATTCTAATAAAGTATAAACATCTTCGTAAGCAGATTTTTTTTGACCTTCTAATTCTCTTTCTTTTTTCTCGACATCATTTTCTTCATAGCCTGGTGTGCCTAATTCTATGTCAAGATAAAAACCTGCAACTTGTTGTTTTCTCAAATCGTTTTTTGAAACTTTTAACCGGTGAATGACTGCCTCCGCATCTTCTAATGAGGTAGCCGAATAGGGGACAATCAAATCATCTGCCGGTACGAATTTTGACATTGCTCTTTGTTCAAGTTCATCGTAATAAACTTTTTTAAACGCTGAACCTGCAAGAGGGAGGTAAAAGAGCATAGAGTCAAATTCGGGCTCATAGTCTTTCATTTTTTCCATGAGCTCATAATTCATATAATCTTTAACACGTTCTGCTTGTTGTGCTTTTTCTTGATTAGGTGCACCAACAACTTGTGTCCTTACAGGACCATTTGCTGGTAATAATTCTTTGTATGCTAATGCTTGAAATTGTGTAACTGCTTCTGCTAAAACTGGATGGGTTGCACCTGATGCTCCTTGAAAAGGTTCTGTTCGCATATCGTATTTAAAACCAAGTAAGTCTAAACCTTTAGCATAACTCTGCTCCCAATCTTTTCTAGATGCATTGTATTCTTGATACTTACCTGTAAGATCAGATCCTAATTCATCTAATACTTCGTCTGGTAAAAATTCTGCTAGGTTTGCGTAATGTTCGTCACCACCTTCTGGTGATGCTGCGTTTGGATCAAAATCTACTTCTACTGATCCATCATCTTGTTCTGTTACTTCAACTGGTCCTGGTGCTTGTTGCTCGGCTTCAATAGAAGTTTCTACTGCTTCTGTAATCTCTTCCTCACCCGGAATACTAACGCTGCCTCTTGGACCTTGCGTCAAGGACTTGTCTATTTTGTCTGCCATTTATTTTCTCCAATTTGACTGTTTTAACAGTATTATAATTAATATTCAACCCCTGAGGCGTGGGTCCTGATTCAGGCGGCAGGAGCCAGTACTTAGGATAGCTTTGCGATTTGTCCCGCGTATTTGCCATATACTGGTCCTCCTTTCTGAAATCTTGGTAACATCTTTCCTTGAAAATAATTTAAAAGTTTTGCTAGATCATCTTTGTTATCAACCACTTGATTTAATACATCTAAAAATCCTTCTGCTATTTTTAATTTTTGACCTGGTAATGTTCCTTGTTCAGTTTTAACATCATCAACTGCGCCTGATTCAAAAAGAACTTGTTTATCAGGTGCATACAATTCAACCTCACCAGTTTCATAATCAAATATCGCTCCATGCAATCCACCTATTTTCATTTTAGGTATGGTTAGTTTAGAGTCAGGGTTTTCTTTTATAAACTTTTCAACCTCTTCTTTTGAGTTTCCAACAATTTTCATAATATCTAAATTTAATTTAGATATTGCATCTATATCTTTTTTATCTTTAACCGCCCCTTTACCTTCATATTTATCTACATATTTACCTAATTTTTTATACAATGGTTTTAAGTCTGCGATTGCATTATAAAAAGGTCCACCTGCTTGATTAATATCTTTACTTTGAAGTACTAAATCATTTGGATTAAATAATTTATTTCTATTTCTATAAATCCAATCAAACTGTCTTTTATTTTTTAAAGTTCCTTTTTCACCAAATTCTTTTGTAAAAAATTCTACAGGGAAAGGATGACCACCTTCTATTTTTGATAATTCATATTTGTCATAAATACTTCTAATTTCAGGTGGAATAAATTCTTTTTTAGAAACAGGTTCAAATTTAAGTCTTTTAAATCTTTCAAAAAAAGGACTCTTATTATCTTTTAAAAAATCTTGTCTAGCTAAATTTGAAACATCAGGTGGTGGAGCTTTTTGTATACGTTTTTTAGTGGGTTCATATGCATTTAAAAAATCATTTAATTTAACAACATTAAACAAACCTTTCTTAACCATCGGAACATTTTTGTTTGTTATAAAATCTCTAACACCTGAACCTGTCTTGATACCTAATAGATTAGCTATCTCTCTGGTGCTATAATAACCATCGAAGTTTACATTTTTATTTTTTAATAATTTTAATCTTTTACTAAAAAAATCTTCATCTTTTCTTAAATCATACAAACCACTTTTTGGAATATCTAAATTAAGATCTCTAGCTAAAAGAGTTTTGTCAGTTCTTTTATCTACATCCATTTCTTTCTTTTTTAGTCTGTTGACTGCCTCTGCTATTTCAATAGAAGTTTGTAAGTCATCTAAATTTTTTGGATCAAGAGGGTCTGGTCTTTTTAAAATATTTTTATCATCAGGATCTGCATCTTTTTTATCATCGCCTTCATCTTCGTCTTTACTAAAAAATGTATCTGAAAGTCTTTTACCTAATGCAGTTCCACCAATAAACTCTGCCCCTTTACGAATTAAAGGATTAACCAAAGGTCTAGCTGCTGTTATAGCTGTAGGTATGAAAGGTATTGCACCAACTGCAAGTTTAGCACGTCCTCCATCTGCCTCGTTAATTCTTTCTGTAATTTGTTCTTCACTAAGTTCAATTGCATTGCCCTCGTTGTCAAAATTAAAACTAGGTGCGGTGCCTCCAGGATTTTCTTTTATCCAATTGTCCCAATATTCTTTTCTTTCGATTGCAAATTTTCTAGCGTCAGCTCCAGAGATAACGCCGTCTTTGATATATTCTTGAGTTTCTTTTTCTAAATTAGGTACAATTAATTCTGGAGAAATCGTATTACTTCTAACAGCTAAAACTGTTCTATTAATTTTTTCAAATAAATCTTTTAATTGTTTTGGTTTTTTCTGTGGAATTATCTCTGTGCCATCAGCGAGTAAAGTTCTATCAAGTGGTTGAACTTTTGATTTTGTTAATAATTTTTGTGCAGTTGTAGGTGATTCGATGTACGAAGTTATCGCCTTCCCAAAATCAGCGATCTTCATGTTAAGCTCCTAATATTCCGGCTAATCCTCCACGGGCTAAAGGAACTGAAGCTTGACCATATTCCATTCTTAAAAAATCATCTATTTCCATAATAGGCATTCCAGGTCTTTGTTCGTTCATATCGTATTTGTACTGCTCATACATCTCTATTTCTTCATCAGAATATTTACCGGGTTCGTAACGAACTAAACTTACATTGTCTCTGTTTGTAGGTCCACCTGTAGACATCATTTCTTCCATGTAAAATTCTTTTATCTCGTCAAGAGATCTTGGTCTTCTTTTTCTTCTTTTAATAAATTCTCTGACAACTTCTTCGATTCTAATGTCCATGTTGCCTGATGCAAGTTGCATGACGCCTTCTTTTTCCATAGGTCTACTTCCTTTTATAATTTTTTCAAGATCGCCAAGAGGACTCATATCGATCTCTTTGATTTTTATATTATTCCTTTTTATGTAGTCAGTCAAGGATTCTCCTGCCTCGACTCCTACACCAGAGTTATAAGAATCAATTACATCTTCGTAAGTTTCAAATTCATCCATTAGTAATACGTCCTTTGTTTTGGTGGCGTAGGTTCATCTATATAGTCTTCTGGGTGAGAAATCAACCCACCTTGCCTAAATCTCATAACCGCTTGTGTCATGCTATCCACCAAGTCATCATGATCTCCATACGGAAAAGCAGCACATTCTTCAATTACTTCCTGTGCAAACTCCATTTCTTTGGGCGCCCATATCAGCCCCGACTCAAAGAGCGGTGACACTGCGTTTACTCTAGTATGCTTATCGTTGCCTTTACTAGGTGTAAAATTTATAACAGGAATACCCATCTTACGCAACTCATAAGTTAGTGGTAGTCCAGATGCTTTTGATTCTATGATGACTGTTTCAGGATTCCAGTAACCATATTGTTCAAGAGCTATTCTTCTTAATTCAGGAAATTCATATCGTTCTTTGATGGCGTCTAATAAAATTAAATTAGGAGGACTGTCTTCATCAGGTCTAAAAATACCCCACGTTGTTATAGCAGAATAGTCAGCAGTTTGTTTTTTCATAAAAGCTGTATCATAAGATTGTATAACATGTTCAAGCATTGGCATTTCTTCTTTCTCCCAATTACGCCACCACTCTCTTTTAATCAAAGCTCCTTCTTCAGATGTTGGGTTCTGCATATATTGTGCATTCCATTTTGATAAAGGTATGGATGCTTTAACAGATTCTAAATCTTCTAGTTTCCAATACTCAGGCCAAACAGGTTGACCTGACGGCATGATGGCAGGAAATTCTATTATCTCCCATTGATCTGCTTTAATTTCTTTTTGTGCGTTTAGCAATCTGCCTGTTAAATCTTTTTCATTCCAACGAGTCATGATTACAATTATAGATCCACCAGGTTGAAGACGTTGTCTTGGTCCTGATGTATACCATTCGTAGGTTCGCTCCAATGCTTGTGAGTTCATAGCGTCTTGTTCAGAATGTGGGTCGTCAATAATTAAAAGATCTGCACCTCTTCCTGTTATTGCCGAACCCACACCCGCTGCATAGTACTCACCTCCTTGGGCGGTCTCCCACTTACCAGCGGCTTG